GTACAGGCAATTGATAAATTCTTTTCATTGGACCCTCCAATATTTTCATATCAGGAACGTGCGTACCACTACCTGACCAAAACAACCTAACTTTGTCAGATTCGATTTTATTATCCAAGAACTGTTCTTCTCCATATGGCAAAGCATTGGGAAGTATTTCCACGTTCTTATTGTACTTGTATATTTCATCAGCCAATCTTTCATGTGTGCAAGTGTTTAGATCAGCTTCTCTGATATACTCAATAATCTTTTCTGTGATGCCGTTTTGCTTATATCTTTCATACAGAATATGACTCGGATCAAGCTGCCAATAATCATCATTGTCAACCACTAATTTAAAACCATGCTTTTTTCTCCAATGCTTTATATCTTCTAAAGTGACACCAACCAAAAACCTGTTCATCAGGAATATATCATAGTTATTATCAACTGCCTCATCAGATAGCATATCTGTGATCATTGCATATTCCTTTTTCATGTGTGCAACAGGCATGATTATTCTGTGATAACCAACACCTGACTGTGGTGAAGTGACTGCAAGTATTCTCATTTTTTTGGTCTTCCTCTTTTTTTAATAGTAACGGAATGCGTTAATGTTTGTACTTCCTCTTGTGGTAAACTAAAATAATATTTATATAATCTGTAAACCATATCCATAACACAGCTGCTGCACCACTTAGTTAATACGAATTGTGGATCAAGATATTGCCTGTAAATATGTTCATACATATTAAGTAATTGAATATCTAAATTGCGTACATATCCATTCTCAACTGTGTGCCAATTAGCAATGTGTTCTTCTAAATAGTCTTTGTGTTCTTGTTTCATGATATAAGGTTTTGAAATTCATCGAATGTCATTAATGTTATGATAGTTGAACCGCCTATGTAAATCTCTGTATATTCAATCTCGTTATTCCAAACAGGATGTGCCCCATGAAAATTTAAAAGCAAAAAAGGCACAACATCCAATTCCCTCCAATCAAATTCAATGTCAAGGTCTTTGTTTCTTCTCGTTTCCTCTGTATGGTAAAGTATATTTATTAAGTACCCATTCATTGTCTGATCTTTTTCTTCAATTCTTTTTTAGTTTGATTCAGAGTCCGAATGATACTCATATACGGAATGCCTGTCTGTCGGCTTAGTTCCCTCGCATTTTTATTAAAATCAAATGTGTAAAGCTTGAATATTTCCTTTTGATACCAATACAGATTTTCTAAATGATCAATGACCTCAATTTGTTCGTGTATTTCATCAGCCTTTTCAACCGGTGTCAGTTCCTCAAAGTTCCTGTAGTTTTTATAAAACTTGTTTTTAGTTGACTGAACAAGATTGAGCATGATTCGTACAATGTAAAATTTAAGCTGTTTTTTATTGTATAGTTCAATCAACTTTTGATCTTCAATCTCTGCTATTATCAGGAATAGTTCACTCCGCAAATCATCCTGCATTTCAACAGGCTTCATTCTTTTAAGCACTTCGTTTAAGTCCTGAGAATGCCACAGTTCGGTTAATATTCCGCTTTTGTCCATTTGTTCAAAATTGGATTTTTACCTTGCTGTGTGCAAATAAAAGCTATTCCTCCACAATCAATAACATCGTTCAGCCTTTCAATCTGTTCTTTGCTTAACCTGTCCCCTATTTTTTTGACCTCAATCGCAACATATAAACCTAACTGATTATATCCCTGAAGATCTGCCCATCCTTTCTCTATTGTTCCTTTTCGCCTCCTGACCGGTATATTGTTTACCCTGTTTAGCCTCATACCAAGTCTTTCCCCTTCTAACTTCGCCCATTTTGTCAGGTCGGAAGCAGTCAGTTCTTTGGATGATTCCACAATGTGGGCAGTCTGTTTTTCCCCTTTTGCCATTATGAATTGTGACAGTATAAATTTTTTGACAACTTGAACACCTCATAAAATTAAATTAATTTATTGAAATATTCTGCAACTGCCATTCTTCGACAAGCCAATTCCATGTGTTCATCATCTTCTAAAAGCCTATTCATTTCCTTTCTTTCTTTATGTGATGCGTATTGATACTGCCTTCTGATCGCCTCCTCTGTTCTTTTCAACGTTCCTTCAACATCTGTTATGTGACCTCTTTTGTGGATAATTTTAAAACACTTGAGTCCCATAAAAATATGATTCCAATCTTTATTTCTTTTGTAAATGTCTAAACTCATTTTTAAAACCTCATCATCATCCATTTGTGGGGCAGCCAATTCTTTCTGTGGCTCAATTTTTTCTTCTATTCTGTATTTATATGCCCAACGTGCATAACTGCTCATTAATCTCGAAAGATATAAAGCTGAAAAGTTCTGATAGGTTTCAGGATTTTCATCCAACTTGTCTTTGATCATTAAGTCAAAAGCCAATTCAAATTCGCCAATAGGTAAATTTGCGTAATCTACCTTGACCATTTTTGCCATGTAATTCATTTCAAATTCGCTCGGCAACCTATCTCCTTTCACTCCCAATAAAATCATAGCTTTTGTAAGTATATCAAAAATTTCTTGGGTTGAGGAGTCCATAAGTTTTGGAGTCTTCTTCGCTGCTAATAGAATTTTTGAGTCGTTCATACCATTGCTCATATTGTTCTTTTTTAGTTTTAGGTGATTTAAAGTTATTGTTAAAGTTAGAATTATTTATCCAAACAGCTAACATTTTTTGTTTCCAATTTTTTACAGGTTTCCCTTTGGAATCTTTCCAATCAGCCACATCATAATACTCGAATGCCTTTTTAGCTGCTTCTATTGTACTGCCTTTTTCTAAAAAATAATCTTCAACCTCAGAAATTGATGGCTTTTGTACACACTTAGTATTTTGTATTAAATTAGTCTTTTGTAATACATTAGTATTTAGTATATGAGCACTTTCACCGAACTCGGTAATTTCCGAAGTCGGGTTTTCCGATTCTCGGTTTTTCTCTATCTCGGCAGGTATATCATAAACAACATGGTTCCAACCTACAAACCTTCCTGTCTTTTGATCATGAACCTTTACAGATAAAATATATCCTTTTTTTTGCAGGTTTTTAAATGACTTGTCAATTGATCCTTTTTTATCAGGTAAACTATTGTATAAATTTTGCTTATATATTACCCAATCTGAAGGCAATGATAAAAGGTAACTTAATAAACCTTTATCTTCAAGTGACAAATCTTTTGACTTAATCACTTCGTTTGATAGAGTGGTAAACCTTTCGGTTGTTCTGCTTTTTACTATTTGTCCTGTATTCATAAATAAAAAACCCAACGGGATTGGAAGTGGCTTTTCCGCACCCATTGGGATAGTCTTAAATATTTTATAAATGATGAAGCCACCATCATTTTTACAAAGATAATAAAATTAAATTAATTGCAACTTTGAATCTATTAATATTTTTGCCTGACTGAATTTTTCAGCAAACAATTCATCAACATCAACTAAATTTTTGCAGGTCTTAATACTATGCAGGACAGTTGTATGATGTGCTCCTGTACTAACGTGCTCTCCAATATCCTTTAAAGTTAAGTCTGTATATTGCCTTAAAAAGTAAACTGCACAATGCCTTGCATCCTTTACTCTTTGCCTTCTGGATGCTTCCTGACAATTAGTATTAAACACCTCATTAACAATTGATATAATTTCATCTGCAGGTCTACGTTTATGCCTTGCAACTCTTTCAACTACAGGGAAATTGTCCAATAATTTTTCAAGTTTGCTAATCATTTCATAATGATCTTTGATGAGAGTTTGTATAGATAATCTCGTAATATTTTGTTCTTGTTTCAAAATGGTAAATTTTCGGTTTCTGAATTTTGTTTATCTTCTCTTATTTTGTCATATATGACATAGAACTCATTTCCATATTTGTCCAATTTTTTAGATAAAAAACAAACATACTTTTTATATGAGTCTGCATCTTTAATGGCAAGTTCAAGGTAATCACCGTTTTTGCCTTTCTTTTTTGTTAGGTAGATTCCTTTAGCGAAGTTCGGTTTCTGTGAGTTCTGTTCCATTTGTTATTTGATTTAAAAATTTAGCTTCCTTTGTTGGGTTCATATCCCAATTGTCTAATGTAGTCATCAATTCCTGAAATCTATCCTCTGAATACCAGATATGATGATAGATTTTAGCAACAATGACCATCCTTTCCTGTGGGGGGAGTTTTTGATAAGAGTTCATAATATTTGCATTTTTGCTTTTTCGTAAGAGATTAAAGTTCTGATGGCATCTATCTGGTGAACAGATGCTGAGTTGCATCTTTCAAATCCTGTTTTTACCCTATTCCAATCCTTTGCCTTAGCCTTTATCATCATGTTAAAGGTTGATGCTGAGTATTTATCCAATAGCTCAAGATTGACTTTACATTCGATATCAACCACCTCATCAATTTTGTATTGGCATTCAGTCAGGTACTGCCCTGATCTTGTCATTAAAATTGTCAGGTTGTTTAATCTCTCAATAAGTTCCTCTATTTCTTTTGGCATAGGCTGCTCAAGATATTTGATCATCCTTTGGTAGTGCTCATTGTACTTCTCTAACATTCTTTAAAGTTTTTTTAATATCTGATTGTGAGTAATTTAAACCCATGCTGATTCTGTCCTGATCCTGAATCTGATTCATGTTAAGGTTAATAAGAGCCTTTTCATATTCAGCCTTTGTTTTAATGCTGCTAATCCTGACTGCCAATTGCTCCTTTTGTCTTTCCTCATATGTTGTAGTTTCTAAAAGAGTTAGCAAATACATTCTGCCTTCCTCGTCTATTTCCTCAACTCTATTAACTGCCTTCTGGACTTCATCAGCAGATGCAATTCCTGCATCTATTCCGATATTAGCCATTGCACAGGCTCTACCCACAGCAGAAGTTTCAGCATTTTCCAGAGCAGATGTGTGATTAACTTCTCTGTAGTTGTCAGACTCTATTTCCTGAGCGAGTCCTGTGTAAATGTAATCTCTTTCTGCCCCATGAATTGTCAACTTTGCTTTTACTACCCACATTTTTCTTTCTGGATAATACTGATAATCGCTTTCAATGTTGTACTCATAATTGTCATTTAGCCATTTAATTCTTTCGTGGACAGGTACATAGTCCTTCCCTTTGATTTTTACTGTGTTCATTTTATGTTGTTTTAAGTGATTTATTAATGCCCCAAAAAGCACCTGCAAAAAATATGTCTGTTATATCCAATGAATTTAATTCATGTTCAAATATAGCAACAACAGTATTTTCTGTTTGCACTTCAAATGTAACTTTATCTTTAAATTGATTCTTGATGTATTCCTGTGCGGAAGTTGGGATGTAAAGTCTATTGGTTTTCATATATGCCATTGTTTAAGATGATACAAAGAGAATCCAATGCATTTTGTGAAATAACTTTCAGGTAGTGATGAAACGGAAGTTGACCAAGATCGTGATTAACAAACCAACCGATTGCTGTTTTGTAAACATCGGCAATGTCATTGTCTTTAATTAATCTGAGAAGTTCCTTTTCTGTGAGGAAACAATTGATGTAATCGCCACCAATCAGGTGGTAAACATCGGATTTGATGTGTTTTAATTGCATAATAAGTGGGTTTAGAGTTCAAATATAAACCTTATTTTACAATTAAAAAAATATATTTTCAGAAAAATCCATGCAAATTGTCCTGTAAATATTATAAAAACATGGACATCGTGATCCGTTTATCGCTCATTATCGGCTCATTTATCGCTCAGAAAGTGCCATTTATGACACATTATGTAGTAAGGAAATCAGGGCAAAGCTGACATATGCACTAAAAAAGAAAGCCCCTGTTCCTACAAGGGCAATCTTAACCACCTATTACGAATTGCAAAATAAGCAATTAAACTTAACACTAAAATGTAAAACCATCGTTTAAATTTCCTCAAGCTTTCCACCTTTTCTTGAGAGCTTATTAAATCTTTCTTTAACTTCTCAATCTCTTTATTGTGCTTTTCCTCATGCATTTCGAAATCTTTAATATAGGTTTCCATCTCTTTTTGATGTGCCTTTTTTAAGGATTCGATTTTAGCAGTATTTTCCTGCGTTTTAATGACCTCTTTTGTTTTGGTGATAGTTTGTACAGGAGGGCAGACAAAAGTGAAATTTGAGTCCTTAAAATGCACCACAACCGTATCGGGAAGTGACTGTACTGTATCAATGACTAAAACCTCTTTTATTTCCTCTTTAATAGGGAATTTTTCTGCACAGGTTTCTGCAAGTTTTCTTTCAGAAAGGCATCCTGTCAAAAACAGACTACAAATCAATAACTTCCTCATCTTGAAATTTTACTCCGTTTACCCATCCCTTCAAATATATGTGAATATCTAATCCTTCAGGATTCATAACCTCAATAGGTTTATATTCAAATTCAGCATCAAGCAATTCTTTTGCTGCTTCGTTCAGCTTTTTAAGTCCCTCTTTATTGTATTTGTATTCTCCCTTCTCATCTAAAATCAAATTGCCATCCTTGTCCACAGATGCATTGTCTAATCTTAATTCAGCAATCTTTTCTTGATAGGCATCATAATGCTTTTTCAGTTGTTCGTGAATCTTTAAAAGTTTCTTTTGTGTTTTGGTCTTTTGATCGCCAATGTTTGCAACAAGCAAAGACATTGTCAAGATTAAATCTTTATGCTTCATAAATATAGTTTTAACAAATTTACCACTTTTTTAATGGACAAGCAGGATTTCTTGGTGAAAATATCTTTTTCTTTATAACACAACCACAAATGTTGCATGATTCGCCAAAGAAATTGTCCTGTATGTATTCACAAGACTTACAAATTTCATACCGTTTTTGAGCAAGTTCAATCTGTTCTTCTGTAGGCTTCAGGGCAATTGCCCAAGCCTGAACGATTTCTTTTATATCCATAAAAATAATTTAATAAGGATCACCGCCACATGGATCACCACAGGCAGCACAACCCGAACAATCATCTTCTGTATTACATCTTGATGCTGTTCCTGCACTTCCACATATGTCAAATATAAAAAAAGCTGAATCACCTGTAGGGATTACATTTGAACATACCCGAATAAAATCCCCATTTCCAAAAACAGGAACTGTCACAGGTGTGCTTGTATTGCATGGTGTAAATGTAACGTTTCTTGTTACTGTGTCATTATTCGTACACCTCCAACACCAACAACCTTTTTGAAGATTTGATTTTACTACAAGTTGATTATTTGATTTTGCTGAATATGCAGGATATAAAGTATTTACCCAAACATATGTATCAACATCAGATTTTGTTACCTGCTCATTGCTTGTTGTTATTGTTGTTTTACCAATAAAAACACCTGTGTCAACAGCATCTTTTAAATCTGTAAAACTTACTGTTTGATTATTTGCTCTGCCTGACCAAGACATATTTTATATTTTAGAATCCCATGGAAATGGTAAAGAAATTGTTTTAGGATTTAATTGTGCATTTATTTTATTTTCAAGTTCTATATCGATAGATACAACATCTAAATTTGTTTCTAACCATCCACATATTTGATCAAATGTCAAATCATTGTATGGAGTAAAATTTGATACATCAGGTTCAGCAACTCTTAAAACATCGAATTTGTCTGCATAATACTCCTTTTCATTTTGAATTAAACTTGCAGTTCTTCTCCAATGTATTAAAAATACAACATCTGTCAAATCATTTTCTGTCTTTATATATTCCTCCATTGAAGAAATTACCCAATTATAATTTATGCTCATATAATTTTGATTTAAGTTCTTTTATTTCTTGTTCAAGTTGTGCTATTTTCCAAGTATCTATTGCACTAAAGTTACTTGAATTAATTGAATTTAAAACATCTTTTAATCTCAAATCTGAAGATTCAAAGAAAGATGATGCAAGAATTGAACCGTTTACTTGAAGTTTATATGAACCCTGATCTGTCGTATATCCCATCAATATTTCTTGAGCTGAAGTTAATCTCATTACTTCTCCGCTACTATTGGTGGAAAACCACATATAATTTGAACCGTTATTGTATCCTATTCTACCCCTCCAGTCTTCACTTGGTACAGTAAAGTCTATTTCACATCCACCTGAAGTTCCGCCACACATTTCAATAGTAGCATAGTCGCCACTTGTAGTTCCTGAATTACCAAGATAAACACCTTGTCTTGTGGGAGCAGAACTCACTCTCGCACCTGTTGCCCCAATAGAACCTGCAACATCTAAAGTTGAATAAGGGTCTGACCTATTTATACCAACTTTACTCCCGCTTGTAAATTCAACAAGATTTACACCATTAACACCAAACACCATTGAACCTGTACTTTGCACGTATGTCATTGCAGCTTTTTCCGCATTTGCACTATTTAAAAATCTAACCTGTGCAGAATAACTTGCATTTCTGTTTTGAATTGATATACCAACGTTACCAACTTCAGAACCAGATACGTGCAAATTATCGGCAGGACTTGTAGTGCCCATACCAATTGACCCACTTGCACCTATAAACATTTTGACATCATCAGCACCTGCCGTAAAATACAAATCACCTACACCTGAATTAGTCAATATTCTTGAACCTATCCTTAATCCATAGGTTTCCCATTGCATGAATTGTGATGTACCATTGTAATTTTTTGCAGTATATCCTGCATTTTGGTTTGCTACTGTACCTGTATAAACAGCTTGTACATATCCAAAAGTATCAGTTTGACCTGTACTACTTGATATTTGTAAATTTGTTTGTGGTGTAATAGTTCCAATACCTAACCTGCCTTCAGGAAACCATTGGTTTGTAGTATCAAATTGCAGTCTATTTGCATTTCCATAACTAAAAGAAAGTAAATCATCTCCTGCATTATTTGTCAAAATAAAATTTCTTTCTGCATTTGACAATATAATTCTCGCAACACCTGAACCACCTGTATTCGTATTGGTAAGTTTTAATACAGTTGTTGTCCCTGAAGATGTCATTTCAACATTGGGATCACCTGCTGTTACTGAACTTGTAAATGTTGCAGCACCATTTGATGCAACTGCTAACCTTGTATTTGCACCATTAGTATTTAATTTAATCCCTGAACCAGTCCCTGATTCAATTCCAAGTTCATTTGAATTAGCATCAGAAAATATATAATGTGTTTTTGTGTTAGTAGGATTCTTTATTTGTATATCTGTATTTCCTACAGAAGGCCCATTTAAAGTCATACTTCCATTAACAGTAAATAAGAAAGAACCTACTGTTGTAGTGCCAATTGCAACTTTACTTCCATCATCATAAATCAATGAATTACCCAAAGTATTTGCAGCTGTATATTTAGGTATATATCCTGAAGTACCGCTACCGCTTAAATACGTTGTAGTATCAATAATTAATGTTCCGTTAGAAGATGATGTCTTTACAAAACCGTTTGAAGTATATTGTGCAATTTTAACAGTTCCATTTTCATCAAGTCTTAAAGTTTCCTTAAATGTGATTGCAGTATTAGCTGTTCCGCTTGGTGCAGTATAAAAAGCCATTCCAGTTGCTTCATTCATTTCAATCCTTGTAGCAACAGCAGTTGTTTTATATCTCCATTGAGCAGGTGAATTATTATAAAAACAGTTTGCTGCAAGTATAAAGTTAGCATCACCGGGTCCTGCAATAGCACCATTTGTTAAATCCATTACAGATGTCCATGTAGATAACCAAGCAAATGGTGTTGTATTTAAACCAATAAAATTTCCACTTTCTATAAATAAACTGTTACCAAGAGTATTTGCAGCAGTATATTTTGGTATTCTTCCTGCTGTTCCACTCCCACTTAAATATGTTGTTGTATCTACAGCAAGTGTACCATCACCACCACTAAATTTAACAAAACCATTTGTAGTATATGCAGACATTGCAACAGTACCTGTTGCTCCTATTGTTACTCTCGATGCTGCATTTGTTTCAAATCTCATTACATTGGTAGAGTTCTCATAACCAATTCTACCTTTATAATCAGATGATTTAACTGTGAAATCTATTTCAGAACCACCATCTGCACCACCAACCATTTCTAAACAAGCATATCTTACTGCTGCATCAGTTGCAGTCGACATACCTAAAAATATACCTTGTACTGTGGGAGCAGAACTCACTCTCGCACCTGTTGCACCAATAGAACCTGCAACTTGGAAAGTGGAATATGGGTCTGATTCTAAAATACCAACTTTTGAATTACTTGTATAATACAAAAGATTAACTGAATTAACACCAAATACCAACGACCCATCACTTTGAACATAAGTCATGGCAGCTTTTTCTACACCTGTGCTATTTAGAAATCTGACTTGTGCAGAATAACTTGCATTGGTATTTTGTATAGCAAGACCGACATTATTTTCTTCTGATGCAGATATGTGAATATTATCGGCAGGAGTAACTGTACCAATTCCAAGTTTACCTTCATTAAACCATTGGTCAGTTGTACTAAATTGTAATCTGTTAGCTGCTGCATAACTGAAGGAAAGTAAATCATCACCTGCATTATTTGTAAGCAAGAAACTTCTTTCAGCATTTATTAATCTTAATCTTGCTGCTCCACCTGTTGCTGAATTATCTGCAACAATTTCTGTTGCTGCATTACCAGAAACTACGTGTAAATTATAGTTAGGTGTTAATGTGCCTATACCAGCTCTTTGAGTTGAAGTAAGAACCAATGTATTATTTGTAGAAGCACCAACATTGAATAATAATTTATCACCTGTTGCTCGATGTTGATATGATATTCTTCCAACAAATTCATTATCAGTTGTATTATGAAAATGTATTCCTTGATCATAATCATCAGCAGTTGTAAACAAAATATAAGCATCTGTGCTTCTCTCTATTACAAGGCGATTATTTTGGTCTGTGTTTGTATAAGTTCCTCCTGACCTTAAATAAAGTTGTGCAGTTGGAACATCATTCCCAATACCAAGTCTATTGTTTGTTGCATCCCAAAATAAAGCAGATTCACTTGTAATAGCTGAAGATGATGACCAATATGCAACTTGACCTGCTGTACCTGTTCCTGTAACAGGATTTGTTAAAGTTGGTTGTTTACTATCTAATTGTGTTTGAATCGAACTTGTAACACCTTTAACATAACTTAACTCTGTTAATGAAGGATAAGTTGAAGTTGAAAGAGATGAAATAGTTGAACCGGTAGAATTAAAATAAGCTAATTGATTGTTTGTTCCTGTGCCTGTGACAGGATTCGTTAAAGCATCTTGTTTTCCGTTGAATGTTGACCAATCAGCAGAACTCAATAAACCTCTTTTTGTTGCTGATGCTGTTGGGATGTTAAATGTATGAACAGAACCTGAAGCATCAATTGTAAAATCAGTCCCTGCTGTTCCTGTAACCATTGTTTGTACAGCACCTGTCAATCCATTTAGTGATGTAATTGCTGCACTTATATATGTTGGAGTCCAATTTTCCCAAACTGAACTTGTACCATTAAATCTTAAAAGTTGACCTCCTGTTGGACTTGTAGCTGAAACATCGCTAATATTATCTAAAGCAAGGTTTACTATACCTGTAAATCCATTAACTGAAACAACAGCATCTGTGTTGTCAACCTTTCTCCAAACTGTACCATCAAATATTGCCCAATCCCCTATTTGCCAATCTGTAATACCATCAAGATTTGTTGAACCTGCTGTTGATACGATATAATAATACCCTTTTGTTCCTACAGATGATGTCAATGTAGGAACGTTTGTTGAAGCATTCCAAGTTGATTGAAATATTGAACCACCGATTAAGCCATTAATCTGATTCTGAATCTTTCCAAAAGCATTTAAAACATTATCAGTTGCGACAATTGAACCGCCTGTGACATTCAATCCTGAAAGAACTGTCTGCCTTACTCTTGGCTCTGTAAAATATACAGGACCATTTTCAGGTACAACGGATGTATCTAACGTTTGGAAAGTTTTGTCACCTCTAAAGTATTGCAAGGTTGTTCCTGCTGTGATTGCAGGTTCACCACCTAAACCACTTAAAGTATAAGTTGGTATATTTAATATATTGCTTACAAGTGTAGAACTTCCTGAATTTCCTGTGACAGTTAAACTATCAATTCTTTTTGTATATGCTGTGTCCCATTGTGTTTGTTTTGCATCAGTTGGTAAAGAATATCCTGAAGCAAATTTAATATCAATTGTTCCTGTGCTTGTTATAGGAACTCCGCTAACTTCAAATCCTGTTGGCACAGTTGCGTTTACACTTGTAACCGTACCTACATTATATGTTCTATCAGCAGTTAAATCCTGTGCAGTTCCATTGATTGTAATTACTCTTGAATTAGGAACAGGTGTATAACCTAAAACTCCTTCAATGCTTTTATTTTCCCAAACAGAATTTGCTGTATTATAAAATAACCCATCTTTATTTGAAGGGAATCTTGCAGAAACATTATGTAGTTCATCAAGTTCATATCCATTCTGAATCTTGACCTCAATAACACCCTGTGTCGGATGTGATCTAACTACAACACCTAAATAAACTAAATGATCAGGTGCATATGGCTTTGTTGTTGTTATTGCTCCTGCTGTTGTTGGGCTTAAATATAAAGCAGTTCCAACAGAATAAGCCTGTGTATCAAGATTGTCAATACCACCTGCAACAACCACAAAACCATTATTCATATTTGTGATGTCGCTCTGAACAATACCAAATGTTTGTGCTGAAGTTGTATCTCCAACTGCAAGAGCTTTTGTGACAGTTGGCAAATTACCTTGACCGCCATTGATATAAACAACAGTTCCTTTTGCTAAAGTTGCTCCTGTTGAATTATAAACTTCTCTTATTAAAGTTTTTGCTTCACTTGCAACTGAAGGGAAAGTTGCTAAACTACCATCACCTCTGATATATTGGCTTGTAGTTCCTGCCCCTGTAATTGCAATAGTTCCATTTGATGTCAAAGGTGAACCTGAAACATTAAATGCAGAGGGCATTGAAACACCTACAGATGTTAATCCACTCGCATCAGCAGCATTAACCCATGCTGTTCCATTGTATTTTAAAACTTGACCATTGGTTGCTGTTGTTATTGTAACATCACCAAGTTGATTCAAATTGTAATCACCTTCAGCAGCAACAACATCACCTGTTCTGCCAAAAACACTTGTTACAGGTGCTGTATCAATATCAGACCATGAAGCCTGAATAATACCACCATCCTGTTGTGTAAGTGTCAAAGTTTTAGTTGTTGTTCCTGAAACTTCAGCACTATTTATTTTATCGTTATATGCCTGATCCCATTGCCCTTGCTTTGTTGTTGTAGGCAAAGAATAACCACTCGCAAAATTTACATTTAAAGTTCCATTGGATGTCAATGGTGAACCGCTGACATCAAAACCTGTTGGCATTGCAAGTCCAACCGAAGTCAAACCTGTATCAGTATAATTAGGTATATTCAATGTTGCACCAACAAGTGTTGCAGCACCCGAAGTTCCTGTAGTGGTTAAGGTTATATTATTCTGCTTTGCGTTTAAAGCATTCTGAAGGTCTGTTTGATTTGAAAGTGTACCTGTAATCGAACCCCATGCAGCAGGAATAGTACCTGCATTAACATCAACAGTTACAACTTGCTCACCTGAAATTACTTGCGTGGTTGATTGAGAAACAATATTGACATTCGTAATCTGATCACCTGCATTAATTTCAACGATTTGTTCGGTAGAAGATATGTTTGTACTCATTATGTTGTAATATCATCAGTTACAGAAAATTCACCCCAAAGATATGTCTTCACTATCCCACTACTAAATGTCACCTGAAGATCATATTTATATTCTCCGGCATCTAAACTTATTACTTTATTTATGATGATGCTATTACTACTAACACCACCAACAGTAATACCATCGCCTTCGGTTAAAGTTGCAACAACTGTATCGCTGCAACCGCTGACAATCTGTATTTTAACATCAGCTGTTGAAAGATTTATGGGTGTGCTATCCAATGTCAACGTAAACGTTTGCTGCCATGAATCGCCTTTCCAAATCTGTATATCTAATTGTGCCGGTCTGAAATCGCTCATATTATGGAATTTGACATCTGTTATTTAATGAATCTGTTGTTAATGTTACATCCGCTTGTACCCCTGCAAGAAAATCAGGATCGTATTCTCTTACATACACCAAAGGTATTGTGGTGCTCACCTCATAATCATTCACGTTATTTCTTAATTCAGCAATAATATCTTGCATGATTAAGTTAGTATCTGAAAGTATTTCCAACCCATCTGTTTCAACCAAGTGCCTGTCCAAAATAAATATACTCATGTTATAAGTAATCTGTTTTTCAATCACACTCCCACCTGTCAAATCAAAAAACATTGCAGGATATTCGATATCCTGATCATCCAACTTTTCGGCAAATTCTCCGAACAGAACTGTTTTCAGTTGCGGATGACTCGTTCCGAAGCCTTGAATTTGTGACACTATTTGATTTAAGGTTTTGCTCATTTTTTTTCAGATATAGTTTTAACTTTTCCTGATTTTTTAGATTAGCTTGTTTGCTCATTCTCTACAACATTGAGGGTTATTTCCCTGATACATTTCCTTAAATGTTACTTCCCCTTTGCAGCAATAATCATCACCAAGCCAAATGGATGCTCTGTATGCATCATTGTCAGGCTTGATTGCATCAATGCCAGGTCCCCAATTAAGGTAAAGTGGGAAATTACCATTTGCAGACTGTTCTTTCAGGTATTTAATTAATCTTTGTTTATAAAATTCTGCCCTTGCTTTGTATCTATTTGCTATGTCAAGCAAATCCTGCATTGAAGGCAGATCAGTATTGTCTGAACTTTTACGAACTAACCCTTTATTATAAAACTGAAAACTCAAACCCTGTGGAAGTTCACTGAGTACAAAGTTTACAAGTGTATCAACAATATAATCATCAAGCAAAGTCTTTTCATCACAGGTTAAATTATTGCAATTGATACCATCCTGAAGCCTATCATATAAAGCAGAACCAAGAGCAGGTAGGATAAACATATCCTGTGCAGTCTTGATCTCAGGCTTGATTAGCTTTTCATCAACATTATAATGCAGCCCTGATCTTTCCTTGATTGTGTCTGCTGATATGAATAATATGTTTAAACTCATTTTATTTTCTTGTTACAACGTTTGCTTTCCATTGATGTCTGCAAAAAGGTCTATGCCTATTTGTGTCAGGTATTGTGTACCAACCGCCACCTCTACTGAATACATCATATCCAAGTCTTGCACTCATCGCTTCAATTTCACTTCTACTGTACATTTTTGAAGTGGTTACAAAGTATTGACAAAATTCTCTTGAAGTGCTTAAATCACTATCATTAAAACCCTGCCTCCATTCGTATGAATACCTAATCAAAAACTCAGTTGTTTTTGGCTTCATGCTTTCGACTATTTCGGATATCGGTGCAGTCAGCTTTCTTTCAATGATGATTGATTTGTCATCGCCCTTACCAATAGATGTTTCTTTGCTGCTGATATATCCTTTATCTTCCAAAATACCAAGCACTCTTTTAACAGCACCAACATCCTCTTTCAAAACCTCTGCAATAACTTCAGGTGTTATTCTTTTATCCTTTGTGATTAAGTCCAAGATATTTGACTGCAATTGTGAAACATCTTCAAACAATTGCGTTTCCTGAAAATATGCCCTTTGTTTAAATAGGTTAAAGTTTTCTTTGCTTTCTCCAAATTCATCCAATGAAGAAAAATCAAATTGCTGTGACATCTGTACAGATTGTTGTACAGTATCTTGTACAGGATTTTGTACAGTTTCAGGTTGATATTTTGTAATGTCAATACCTGCCTTTTCAAGCAACCATTCTTTTGGTGCAATCTGAAGCAATGCAGCCTCTGTTAAATCAATTCCGATTGGTTGCGTTGGGATAATCTTCATTGGTTCATTGTACCCTGCATATCCTGCCAACATATTGAATGTTGACTCCAAGAACATTTGCTTTGCGTTTACATAGGTATTCTTAAAAATCTCATAACCATCTCGCATTTCAGTTCTGCTTCCAAGTTTACCTGCTTCAGCAATACCGAAAATCGAAGGTGTTGTAATCTGATGACCGCTAAATATGTTAGTTTGAATCAAGCTGTCCACATTTGCAAAGTCCTCTTTTGTTAAATCGGACTGTCCTAAATCATCAATGATTGGCTTTCTTGAAGCATCATTGACAAAAGATAACATATATTTTATACCATCAGCACCTGTATAAGTGTTCTTGAATTTACGATGAATCACACTCTGCTCATCAGGTGAAGGCTCACCGTTTGGAAGGGTTATAAGTTTACTTGCACTAAATCCTGTCTTTGCATTTCCAAGAACGTGCTTCGAAACTTCAATATCGCTTTCAATGTAATTTAAAGCCCCAAAATAGCCCGGTAAAGCATAAACCTGTGTATATGGTCTATATTCTTTTATGTACAAAATTTGGCTTCCCTGTGGGTTTTTAGGGTTAAATGCAGGATATACCTTGTATTTTTCCTTATTATCTTTCCATTCCTCTTTGTACCAAAACTGAGTATTATCTTTATTGGTCCTGATTTTAGTATAATCAATGTGCCATATTTCAGCCACCTTATTCAACCCCCAAATGACTTCCATATAAGCACCACCGAATATTTCGATGTCCATGCTCACTTTTCTTGTAAGATCATCCAAGCTTTCAGTCCTATTTACCTGATCAATAAAAGCCTGATTACCAACCCATCCGTTTCCGCAAACATAATGAACCTTTGATTTTACGATTGAGTTATGCTTTGCAGACTTATTGAAAAGTTCAACAAGGTAATTCGGGTAGTCGTTTCGGTGTCCGTAACCAACCCAACCTTCGCCTTTCTTTTCAACGTATTCAGGCTGCTTTGCTTCGGCAAACTGAACCAATACAAATTGATTTTCTAAACTCATTGTCTAATTTTGTATGTATCTTTTGTTGTATATTCTGTGTAAACGTTTTCATCATCTTGCAACATCATAATACCACTTTCCAAAAGCACCAACCCTGTTGTGCTTGTATTTGTTGCCGATGTTTGCTGATACACAGAATAAGTATATTGTCCGTTTAACTTGCTCAAAAAGTATTGATTAACATTCAGCAAGAATTTATTGTACCTATCCTTGTATAAAGATAAATCTTTTGCGTTGGTTAAAACAAATTTTACTTCCGTATTTGTTGACCTTTGCTCAAAGACAAATAAATAATTAGGAGAAGAAATTGTTTGCTTCTCTGTTAACGTTAAGTATATATTCTGTATTTGACCTTTCGTTAGTGTAATCACATTAATAAATGTCAGAATTAATTGAATTTAACAAAAATGCCCCACCAAAAGGCAGGGCATGATCATTATAAACCTACTTATTATGTACCGGGAGTTTGCAATGCACTTGCAATGTTGGATGCAACTTCAGGAGAAAGTTCAGGTTCTTGACCTGTGAAAGTCAAAGAATAACCGCTTCGATCACCAAGTGCTGCACCTGATTGTGCAGAACCGCCTGTGATGTCCAAACCCTTAGTTAAACCAAGATACCAATATTTATTGTTATTGTCTTTGGCTACTGCAACCAAAAGATTCTGTGCCAACAAAAGGATTTCATTCCTTGTGTTAGCTTGTAGCTTATTAAGAATGATAGTCAATTCCTGCTGATAGAAGATAGTTCCGTTTTCAACAGATGCATTTACATTCTCAACAAAGCTTGAAGTTCCTTTAACCAATTCATATTTGTAGAATCTCTTTCCTGAATCTTTAGTAAGTGCTGTAACAACACCACCTGAAACAGTATAAGAAGCAACATCCTGAAAAGCCATAAAGTACACTTCGGTTATACCACCAAGTGAATCTTTACAATCAAGTGCGTAGCCTTGTGTTAGAGCACAAGCCATGTTTAAAGTTTTATTTTATTAAAAATAGGGCAGTTTTTTAGGCTGCCCTGTATATTATGCAAGGATAAACTTCACAACTTCATCAGGGAATGCGATGTTCACACCCATTTTGAACTCAGATACGAAACGTACTTGATCAGCTTCTTTTGCGTAGAAGATTTCAAATTTTTCTTCTTCGTTCAAAAGATCAGTTCCCAAGAACAAGTTGCTCAATCTCAAAGCATATACCTTGTTTGTTCCGTTAAGACCTGCAACAGCTACAACTTTGATTGAAGTACCGGGAAGTACAAACTCACTATCAGCTTTTGCATCAACTGTGTAATGGAACATATTTTCGTTCTTCAATGCGATTGTGTATGTTCTGAAAACATCTTGACCGCAGAAAATAGTCATGTCATCAGCAGCTACAACCTGTGCAGGGATTGCCTTGTAAACACCATCAAAAATGCTGATTACGTTAGCAGCTGTAATGCTTGACAAAGGAGCACCTGAAATGTAAGTGCTATCGTTAGCAGCAACAACTCCTGAAGCAGCACCGATCAACTTAACCAAACCATTGAATTTGTTCAAGTTTACGTTTACTGAATCTGTGTCACCTTGCCAAATTGCAGTTTCCAATTGTGCAGCGATTCTCTTTGCTTTCTTGTCAGAAAACTCTTGTTCGAAAGGAATGCTGTCATACATTGAACCTGTAGGCAATGCTTTTTGAAGATACTTTGCTTCCAAATCTTTAGGGCAAAGAGCTTCATTTACTTTGATTTTACCAACAGTCACAGTTCTTTGTGTGAAAGTTGTTGAACCTGATGCTGTAAATCCGCAGCTACCACCGCTTTGGAAAATCGCATCTGTGTCCATAATATTAATGGTTTCAGATGATTTAACACCTACCATTACGTTACCTGCACTTTTAATAAGTTGTGCAGTCTTAGCACCAAGCACACTTGAAGTTACAAGCAATGCTTCGTTTTGTTCTGTGTAATCTGCAAGAGCAGAAACGTTAAAAGCCATTTTTCTTAGTTTTTATTGTTTAAAATTGCGTTACGATATTTATTAAGTCTGTCAAACTTAATGTCTTTTAAAACCTTGCTTGGCTTTTGCTTCCATAGTTTCAATCCTTTCATTCAATGCTTTATTTAAGCCTTCCAATTCAGCTATTTTAGCAGCGAATTGTTCAGACATTTCTTGCATTTTGTCTTCCATTTTCTTTGATTCAACTTCAACTTCAGGCATATCAGCTTCAGGCTTTTCAGCAGCTTCAATTTCGGTAATCTTACCACCCAAAACAGAAATCTGTGAACCATCAGCAAGTTGATGATCACCATCAGGAGCAAATGAACCATCTTCAAGTTTAACTTCACCGCCAATTTCCATTGATGAAATCATAACCTTTGTGCCATCAGCAAGTTGATATTCAGCGAAGTCAGCCTTCACTTCCTCAACCTTTTCTTCGGCTTGTGGCATTTCTTCGAACAATGCCTTAATTTTTAGTATTGCGTCTTTCGGATTCATACTTTTATTTTAAATGTGAATTAATACTTTTGTTTACCACTTAACCGATGATAAAATTTCCTTTATATCATCAATCATCTTTTGTTCCTTAGATTTTTCTTTCTTGTATTCGAATATACCTTCAACTGAAAAACCTTTCACTTCTCCTCTTTTTACCTTTGCCCATGCCTCATCATTATACACTTTGAAGCTTCCAAACCATGAACCTTCAGGAGCATCTTCAAATCCTTTCATTGGTGGGATTCCCCTTTCATTGTCAGATATAAATGACTCAAACATAACAATGTCTTCAACCTTGAAATCAGGGTTATGTTCTACATTTACATTCGCTTGATAGCCTTTCTTAAAAAACTTCTGAGCAATTTTGAGAATAGTATCTTTACTGAAAGTAACGTAATAATCGCCATGAGTATCATCACTCCTAAAAATTGGAGTATCAGCCAACATAAGAGGACCGCTGATAATTCGCTTTTCCTCAGAAACGATTTCAAAATTAACTTTATCTTTAAAAGCATTCCAATTCTTTTGGATTGCAGGTCTGTCCACCAATGCCACAAAGTTGACTTCAGCATCATCATTGACATCCTCTGAAATCATTAATTCAAATAATGGTAATTCCATAATCATAAATGTTTAATAAGTTGTAAAGTTTCTACTTAACCGAATTTAGCTTTTTGTTTAATCGCCTCAATTCTCTTTTGACTTGAAGTCATATCGCTTTCAACAACGTATGCTTTGACTGCCTGATTGCCAAGTGCGTTAATACTTGACTGATCAATTCGTGTCATTATTGAACTTGTTGTTGGTACAATAGGTGCATTCACATTTAAGCCACCTGTCGGAACACTTCCACCTGCACCGCCTTTACCCGGAACAGGGGTTTTAACAATGTTCTTTACAGCACTCAAACCACTTGCAAGAATTGTTGCAACTGAAGCAACCTTTTGAATCGTTCCGAATGGTTCAGGAATTACAGTTTTATTTGATAAAACTTCAGTAACACCTGTGTATGTATTTATGATTGCTTGTGCCAATGACAATGCCTTTCCTGCTGCTGTTGTTTGACCAACAACTTCAGACAATTGACCAAGTGCAGCTGCTGTCATATAATAAGCATCTCTCTTTGCGTTCTCTCTTGCAAGAGTATCATCAGCAAGTTTCTTTGAATCAGCTTGTTGTTTTAAAATATCTTTATTTCTCTGATCTTGTAATTGTGCTTGTGATTGTTCCTCTTGTGCAAATAGATCAGCAACTGTGTCGCTTTCCTCTTTTGCTATTCTTTTTGCTTCCTCACTTCTATTTTCAATTGCCTGTTTTTCAAGTTGCCATGCCCTTCGCTGTGCCTCAGCCTCATCTTCTTTGAATCTTTCAATCCTTGCAAGTTCATCTTTATATTCTTGTTCTTTCTTTCTTTTTCTTTCCTCTGCTGCTCTTGCTCTTTCAGCTTCTAATTGTTTATTTTTTTCAGCTTCTTTATCAACTACCTTTTTATTCGATTCAACAGTCTTTTTTACTTCCTCATCTTTGAATCCTAAATAACCTGAAACTTTGTCAACAATACCACCGATAAAATCGCCAACTGTTTTGAGTCCGGGTATAAGTTTATATAAAGCAGTCTTTACTTTATCAAAATTTGCTATTAATAAACCAAGTCCAATTGACAAAGCACCAATACCTGTTGCAATGATAGCACCTCTTAATGTAGAGAATGCAGTTACAACTTGTGTTTTAATTACAGTTGCAAGGTTTTTAAAACTATCTATACTTTCAAATAATCCCTGTAAGCCCTGTGAGAATGCAAGTGCTGATTGAACTTTTAAAAGCTGTTTTTCTAATTGTTTATTTTCCTCACCGAATAAACCAATTGCACCTTGTAAAGCTGTATAACCTGAAGCAACACCTGAAAGTGAAGATGATAATGCTTTGAATTTTGCATCAGGGTTAAACGCATCAACCAATGCCTTTGCATCTCCAATCCTATCTTTTAATTCAGCTGCCCTCTTTGCTGCCTCAACAGCTTGTTTTGATGATGCACCAAATTTATCTGACAATATTGCGACCTGTGCCTGTGCCTCCCTTAATTCCTTTTTAAGGCTTTGTACACTTTGTGTGGCATTACCTGTGACATTTACCTGTAAATTTAATTGTTCTGCCATTAGAATACTTTTGTTATTACTTTCAATAATTCGATCTTGCTTGTGTTATAATCAATGCTGTTATAACCTTCAATTTTATTTATCCTGAAAAGCTGATTGTCAATCATTACTAACTTTCCAAAATTTAAATTCAATACATCAGCAGCATTTAACAGAATGTTACATGTTAAAAGTTTACTGTCTTTGTCTGTAATTTCTGCCATATAATCGCTGTAATATGCATTGAATAAATTCGTTGTTGGATATGTTGTTGTTTCAAAATAAACTTCTTTCGGTGCTCCGAAGTTTATGTCATTTGTAGGTGAAAAAGGATCATCTAAATGTCCTGCATACCCATATACTGTTAATGTTGCTAAATCGGTCCCACCATTTTGTATTTTGTAAGATGTTCTGCCTGTTATTTTCTTTGCCTGTAAAATACGAATGACAGAATCCATTGGGTCTGTCTTACTATTATTGTCAGACTTTTTATATATAGCAGGGTAAACTTTGTCTTTATCTTCAGCCTGAAATAAAACAGATGCTGCAAATATTACTTCAGATGCATCAGTATCTTTAACAAAATCAAATTCAGTATCGTATATAAGATCACCATACCCTTCGTTGTATTTCTTTCTGTAGTTCTCATTGTAGTAATCATTGTCTTGCTTATACTTAAATTGATAGTATCTCGCATTTATTTCACTCATTGGCTTAATGCTGATTGGCTTTGATCTGTCAATCTTATTGGACCAATCTACAAAACTGCCATCATAAAAATCTATATAAGGTTTAATCTTAATCTTGTTTGTGTCATATTGATCATCATAAACATAAAGATTGAACATCTTGCAAATTGACAAAAAGAAATCCCTTTGAAAAACACCTTTTGGAATTGCGTTGTTAATCAATAAGTCTTCACCATAATTTACCGTTATATCAGCACCTGAAGATGCAAATACTTTTAAAAAGCCTGAATCAATATCATATGTGTTTGCAGTTGTAGATACCCATGCATCAATTGTGTCATTCTGATTTAATGTAGTTGTATATTCCAAGTAAACATAAAATCCGTTTGGTGTTGCGTATATTGGATATGTTTGTGAAGCTACTTCTCCGCTGTTTACCCTTAAAGATATTGTTACATCTTGTGGTGGTGCAGGATATACATCAGTAATTTCACCTGACAATTCAAGTGCTATTGTACAAGGCAAAGCCGTTGCACCATTATATCTGTAAGAATTTCCGACTAAAGTAAAATCTCCTGCTGTAGTAACTGTGAAATCAGGATAATTTTCTGTGCTGTATGATTTCTCATCAGCAGTTGCAATAAATGCGTTTGTGCTTGGGTTAGATATTACCGCTTTGTTAGAAGGTATAACCATTCTTTTAAGAAGATTGGTGTCAAGCAAAGGAAAATCCCAAGTGTAACCACTATCTTCCTGAATCTTTTTAAGATATTCTTTGACATATAATGCAGGTTTAAAAGCCTTAAAACTAAAATCAGTATTATTGCTCGTTACGTTTCCATAATCGATTAAAGGGAAATAAACACCTGATGCGTTTATATTGTCCCAACTTGCTGTTATGTTTGCAAGTGTCCAATCCTGATCGTATTCTGAAAAGTCCAAGTCTTCTAACCTCTTGTTCCCTAAAGCCGAAATAAAGCCCCCCAAGTCACCGTAAACAGAGCATTGATATTCTATTGCTGCACCTGTGATCACAACCTCCATAAGCCTTAAAACACCTTTAAATATCTGAATGCCATCAACGAATATTCTGCAAGGTGCAACCTTTGAAGCATTGAAGTCATAACCCACGTTTGGATTGGCATCGTTCGTAAAGTTGCTGTTCCCTAAATCAAAAATGAACCCGAATACTTTATTGTTCTGTGCTGATCCTGCTATGTTTATTGTCTTTGAAAAGGAAGTATTTTTACTACCAAAATCAGCGATGTCATCAATAGCGAATGTAAATTCAGCATCGATGTCTTTGATCAGATCAAGTTCTTCGTTATTTATGAATATCTGTGTCCTCATCTAAATTGACTGTTTATAACTCTGCCAACTGTTGCAGTCAGCTGTATATTGAAAGTCTTATTAATATTATCGTACTTGAACTCGTAATTATTGTCATCAATAGTTACAGGGAAATAACCGCCATTCATTTCCAAGTAAACCTGTGAACTTGCAACCAACTGTTGCCCCCAATATGAATCCTGTTCAGATATCCAATCAGAAATTAAGTTCATCTTATTGGTGTGCTGTATATTAAAGTTTATATTGGTTTCAGAAATCCTATTGTATGAATCAGCTATCCTTTTGCTGCCATCAATTGTCTGCCATTGTGGTTTAGCGAATTGCTGTTTTTCAAAAGATGATATCCTTTTATTTGCAAGGGCAAACTTCATGGTGTCCCAACCACCCAAGCGATTGAGGAAGTGAAGGTTAATTGGCTGAAACTTTGGGTAACATTTGAGTCGAACAAATATTTTACGGCTTGAATGTCCACTTCGGTTAATGTAAAACTTGTAACCATAGGCTGTACTTCCAATAAGTGTACTTCCTGCCCATGTATTGATTGCATCTGTTCCAATGTTCAAAAGATTAAATTCGTTCAAAGTTATTGTTGCACTATGTGATGACAATGTGCTACCTGCTTCATTAACCACATCGCAATAAGCTGTATATGTTCCTGTATTTTTTCTAAAAAAGCTAACAAAAACTTTATCAGAATTTGATGCATTTATGTTTACATCCCTTTCTGTTAGAAAATCATCTTCATATTCAGCAAGTGGTGCAGCATAGTATGTGCTGAATGTTTGATTGCCTGAAGCATAATAGTCAGAGAATAACGGTCTGTAATAGTTTGCTGCTGTGTACGATCCTGAAGCCTGATTTGTTGTTATGACTCCACTCACTTCCTCACCTGCCTGTATTGTATAACTAATCTTATATTTATCGCTTGAAGCCACAAGGATTGAATTCCCTGAAGGTTCAAAGTAATTCTGAATGTATGATCTTACTACAGGACCTGCATTGTAGAATCCATATCCTGAAGCATCAGGAAATACTTTAACTGTTGTTGTATTCTGACCTGTTACAATTACATCAACAACGAATTTAAAATTGGTTGTTCCTGAATTGTTTGAAGTCAGCTTAAACCACAGGTCTTCATGTGCCGGACTATATGCTGCCGGTGCTTCGCTTATTACTGCTGCCATTTATTGCTCTGATTTGTATTGTTATTTCTGTGTCAAGTGCATCGCCTATTGCTGTCCTGAAATCAGCATTGAATACTGACTTCATTGCCTTGTCAATATAATAGGTCGCTCTTAAACCATCCCTTTTTATTTTAGTCGAAATCGCATAGGCTAACCTACGTTTATTTTCGGCATCGGTTAGCATTTTCTTTAATCTTGTTCTTTTCTTTTCAAGTGATGTTGTAGGTTGTTGAATTGATCTTATTGACTTCCTTGATTTATTTAACCAAGAAAATATTGAGGCAGCCATTGCCCTGTTTGGTCTTGATTTTCTGAATGTATATGTACCTGAATTTGACCTTTTATTATCTATTCCCTTAACACCTTTATTTACATAGTCATAATACTTTGCAGCCTTAGAATTGATCGGATAACCGAATTCGACAACATATCCTGTTTCAGTCTGCCTGACTATCGGTACAGATACATCGTAAAGTGCACCTGATGCAATAGCCTTTGACTTTGTTAAGTTTAGTTTAACTGACTTATTCCATTCCTGTGCATATTGAAACAAAAGCAATTCAATAGCCTTTCCCACAATCGGGTCTGTTTTGTATTCAGAACCAAGTGATTGAAGGTAGCCATTGAGGAACTGCATTCTTTGTGCCTTGCTGATGCTCATACTTATAAATGTCTAAAAATAAGGATAATAACTAACAAAAAACCCCACCTAAAAAGGCAGGGTAAACAACCGCTATATGAAAAAAACTATTTGTATGTATCGTTAAAATATTGATTTCCTGTCACAATTCTTTCTTTATCTTGATAATACTTATTTCCATGTGCATTAATGATCTGTTGCTTTTCAATGTTTTTAGCCTGTTCAAATTTCTCTTTTATTTTCCACAAACTGCTGTCAAGTTTTTTATTAAAATAAACATTTAGCCTTTGTTCTAACCATTCAACAGCTGTTTGTTTTTTCATTGCAAAGTGCGTTTAAAATCTCTTTCTGCTTTCATGTATGCAAGTGCGTTAAGATATTCGATTGCCCTCATTTCCCATGCAACTTCAGCTGTAATATTATGGAGTTTGGCAATTTCATATATGGTATAGTGCCATCCATATATTTCAAGAAATCTTGAACCGCCTCTGTCTGATCCGAAGGGGTTTTCATCTGATTCAGGCTCTGAATCAAAAAGTCCTCCGAACATTTTATCAAGTTCAGAAATACACTTAAAAAAAAAATTGCGGAATGATAAACATCGACAAACTTTGCCTCCAACATATCCTGTGCGTATTCTTCGTGTTTACTCGCATCGTATTTGTCAAGCCTCCAACCGAAGATTGTTTTCTTCATTGGCATAACCATAGTCGCTGCTAACTTGTGAATGTTTGTCACAAGATCAGCACCATAAACTTTGCTTTCAATATACCTCGCAGCAGGTATGTTCCTGACATCGTAAATGCACTTGTATCGTTTTCCGTTTACATCAATGTACTTTACAGGCTTACCTTCGATATCGTTTGCAAGAAAGTTAAGATTTTCCTTTGCCTTGTTGAAATCAGCAATTGACATTGATAGCACTTCGTTCTCTGTCTTTGAAGTTACAATGCTGATCAGCTTAACTGTTTTGTCAATGTCATCTTCTATTTTAAGGGCATTAACAAGCTGCTGATATTGAAATAAGTTTAAGTCCTGCCAATTCATTAATAGTGTATTTTATCGTACCATTCTGTAAACATAAAATATAAAGCTACAAGTACAATCGGAAAGCATATGATGACTGCTGATCCGAACCATAATATACTAACTATGTATTTCAGTATTGTCTGAAAGATTGATTGTGATTCGCTTTCCCATAGCTGAAAAAATCTTCTCAACAACGGATAGTCTTGGTGGATTGCCATTTTCAATTCGGTTTATTGAAACAAAGCTGATTCCTGATTTTGCAGCTAATTGTTTCTGCGTTAATGATTGTTCTTGTCTTGTTTTCTTTAATAGTTCACCGATCATATTTCTGTTTGTTTAATTACATCTTTTGTCTTCAATGACTTATTGTTCTGCACAAATTCATAAAACTCATTCGCCTTTTCCTCTCTGCTTGTCATTGAACCTACAATATACTTTCCATCAATTTCAAGGTAATAACTAACCTCTCCTAAAAAGCTTACCTCTTTGATTAATTCGATTTTCATAATAAGTGGTTTTTACAAATATAAACAAATGTTTTAATTATTTAAAAACTTTTTTAAACCATCAGCACTCTTTGTGATTGCCTCTGCTCTTTCATACAGGCTCTTGATTTGGTCCTCAATTTCTCTTTTATCATAACTGCAATAGTACCCATTTGAAGTTGCTATTACAGGCAGGATTCCTTCACTCCTAATAAAGTTTGTAATCTTTCTCAGCCTTGCTCCTGTCATCTTGCATCCGAAATTATACTTCTCGTTTAACTTCTCACAGATCACATCAGATTTAACAGGGTTATCTTTTGTTTTTGTTGATAGTCCCTGAATGACTAATTGAACAAAATTCTTTTCATCATCCGTAAGAGGGCAGGTTTCTTTTTCGAAATTTGTAATCATAAACAGTAGTTATCTTGAAGTAAACCAATAATGATTGCACCGATCAATAAAGCTAAAATTAAATTTAAGTTTTCCTTTTTCATAATAGTGGGTTTATTTTTTTATTAATTTCAAATTGAGTTCCTGTGCAACATAATTAATGTGCTTTTGTGTAGTTTGAGACCAATAACCTAATTGAATAAGATAGTCGCCATCTATTTTTGCTACCAATGTTTCGTAGCTTTTTACATACTGAAATCCATCAGTTCCTAAAACGATTGAAAGGTTTTGTTTGTACTTTGTCATAATAAGTGGTTTTGTTTATACAAATATAAATCTTATTTTAATACAAAATACAAAAAGCTAAACTTTTTTTTAAAGAAAACTGTATTTGCCTGTTCCTGCTTTGAAATTCATATTATGCCATGCAAGTGCAAGAGCCATAACGCAGTCATCATGAAAACCTGAAGGTGCTGAATATTTAACCCCTGATGCTGAATATTGATACTCAAATGTTTCTAACTCATTGACTATCAAACCATTAGGAAAGCCAATCTTGCCTGTATGAATAGCTGTTTGAAGCCCTGTCATGAGCTGCTGCTTTGAAGTTTGGGTAAACTTGAAAGATTGAATATTCATTCCTGCTCTTTGCAGGTCTTCGAATATAGGATCACCAACCCCTGTAGAATCAATTAAAATAGGCTTTTTAGGCAGTTTCTGTATCTCAGCTTTGGTACTACCCCAATCCTTTTGAAATCGGCTAAAAAAGGCTGTATTCCCCTCAGAATCCAATCCTATTATAACTGTATAGTCATATGACTTTGCAAGGTCTATTCCGAATACTACAGGCTCTCTGTTGCTTATTGGCTTGATACAGTTCCTGATGAAGTCATTACCGAATGGATTGGCTGCGTTCTCCATTGGGTTAGCCATGTACTCTTGCTCAAATACAGCCACAGGCAATTGGCTTCTCGCATCATCAATCTCTGCCCTGTCTATGTATGGGTTATCGTAGGTGCTATATTTAAAAGATGCCCAATCTGTTTCACCTGCTGCCCCCTTCATGTAAAGACTAAAAAAGTAATTCTGCCCTCTGGGAGTTGAAAGAAACATTGCCCAACCTTTGTAGTCAGTTAGTGTTGGTCTTATTGAATTGAGCCATCCGTTTTCTAAATCTGAAATAAAAGCTGCCTCATCTATTATAACACCATGAAACTTTCGACCTCGTAAACCATCTAACCTTTCACCTGTAAAGAACTCAACTGATCCACCGTTCGGGAAGTCAATCTTTAAATCTGATTGGTTTTTGGGGTAAGGCAATGCATTCCCTAACTTATTAAAAAATACTTTTGCAAGTTTATATGTAGGGGTTATGTATGCAAGATTCTGACCGAAACAGGCAGTCTTTACAATCTTAATAAGGCATAGTTCACTCTTACCGAATCTTCGACCGCACATAAGCACATTAAACCTTGCTTGACTTTCAAGAATTGGTTTTTGATTAATATGTGCAGCGGAAAACTCAATTCTCATAATATTGATTTGCCTTCAACAAATACTATCTCCACCTTATTATCTGTGTTGATGTCCATTTGTTCTTTCGGCTTACCATATACCCTTGTCAGTAATGTTTCAAGTGAATACAAACTTCCCTTTTCTAAACTCTTTCTCATTGCGTGTGCAACTGTTTTTTCAAGTACTGTTGCCTGTGGATTATCCCATACAGCTTTCAATTCCTCAATAGTCATTGACATCATTGCCTGAATGCTGTCGTTTATTTCGGATAGTTTATATCCTTGCTCTTTTAAAAGGCTGACATATTTTCTCGGTCTTCCTTTCGGATTACCTGACTCACCTTTTTCCCAATTATTTATAACACCACCATGTTCTTGTTCGATTTTCTTTGCCATTGTTATGCCATTGTTTTTAATTCAAATGATGCTGTTATTCTATCATGACTACCTGTGCTTGTTAAAACACCAGTTTGTGGAGTTTTTCTTCCAATTCTTGTACATGACCATTTATTATCTTTTTTCAATCCATATATTAAACTTGGAGAAGAAGTAAGTATATTAAATCTATATTTATTTTTTTTATAATATTCGCCTATCATATTCAAAAATTTTAAACCAAATCCAGCACCTTGATAATCAGGCAATACAACTAATCTATGCACTTTCTTCATATTCGTAACTTTTGGATGTGGTAAATGTAAAACAGACAGGAAACCTGCTATATTATCGTTTATTGTAGCAATATAAACATTTGCAGCATTGTTATGTGTATGACTCAAATAATGATGCTTTGCAAACATTTTCCATATTGTTTTATCGTTTGTACTGAATATCTCGAATTTGATGTCTGGTCTATTTTTTTTTTGCCCTTCGCATTTACGAAAGGTCATTGTATCTGTGTCAAATACCCAATCAGGTAACAACCAATCTTCAACATCGAAATGACAAGTTACAGCTATAAACTTTTTGTTAGTTTTTCTGATTGCCTTTTGCATTGCAAATGATCCTATTTGTGCAACATTTCTATCAACAACACTTGTAAATTCATCAAATACAAATAACTCTTTATCAGATAATATTGCATTTGCTAAATCAACTCTCATCTTTTGCCCATTACTCAAAACTGAATAAGGTTTTAACCAACTTGGTGGGCTGCTAAATCCTACAGAATTGAATGCTGATGTTATTTGCTCGACTGAACAACTTTCAGGCATATCATCCAATACTGTTTCTTTGTTATATTCAAAATTTGTTATATATGATTCTGGGAATAATTGTTTTGCAATTGTTGTTTTACCTGTCCCACTTTTACCTACTATTAATCCAATTTGCCAATTATCATCAATGTCAATACTTCCTTTGAATTGTTCAATTATATGTTCACTCTGTAAATCGAATTTACCGATTACAGATGCAACCCTAAATGTTTTTTTAGGCTTTGTTTCTTTTATAATGTCAAAAGTCGGCATTCGTAACCCATTTCAATTAACTTGTTATATTTCTGTTCTTGCTCAATTTCATCTTTACAAACAACTTCAATTCTGAATGATGTTTTAATTTTTTCACTTAAATCATCAGGTTCTTCCATTGGCTTAAATAATGGTATATCCAATCCCCATTCCTCTAAAACTTGATTATCCCATTCATTTGCTAACATATCCCAATCCCATTCACCAAATCCTACATTATCTTTGATTATAAATTCTTTCTGCTGTTCCTCTGTTAAACTCGAAGCCTTTATAATAGGCAGTTCTTTTAATCCTGCTTCCTTACAAGCCTTTAAACGCATATTACCGCCCAATACGACCATGTCATCATTAACTACGATAGGTCTTATATTAAGCATCTGTGGAAACTCCTGAATGCTTTTAACAAGTTTCTTGAACTTGTCATCCTTTATGATTCTTGGATTGTTTGGGTTAGCTTTAATTTCCCCTACCTTGACCACGATAATTTCGCTCTTTTCTGTCATGCTTATTAAATGATTTTTGTGCTTTTCCTTTCTTTCGTTTACCAAAGGTAACTTTTATTTTATCCTGTGATCCTTTTTTCATCTTACATTAATTGATAAATCTTTGACCATTCTGTAGGTAATGATACCTGTTTGTGTATTCTATACCCTAACTGCAAAAAGAACTCATCCCAATCTTTTTGATCTTTTATATTTATATGTCCCCACATTTCATCATTAAAAGTTTCTAAACTTGTACTGCTGAAAAGAATCCATATTGGATTGATCTGCTGAAAAATGGTTTTTATTTCATCATCAGTCATATGTTCTGCTGTTTCAATGAACATCAGAATATCTGTTTTAGGCAGTTTAGTGACCAACTTTAATTCAGGTAAATTTTTCTTTAAATATTCTTTATGGCTCTTAAACTTTTCAAATGCATAAACTTTGAATCCATGATCAATTGCTGCTTTGCTGTATGCTCCGACTCCGCAACCATAATCGAGAATACTCGCCCCATATCCATTGAGTTGAGCAACTGTATTTCTTGCCAAGTCCATGAATGCAGGATTATCTAAACTAACACCCATTTTTAATTCTGTTTGCAAGAATTCTTTATCAGTACATTTTGCCATAAATTTCAATAAATCTGTTATGTGTTTGTTTCATTAATTCTGTGTATGCTTTTTTATCGCCATATCTTTCATGGCACATTCTGCACATTGCCATTAGGTTTTCGATCTTGTCTTTATCTTTGCTGCCACCCATGCCCCTGCAATCAATATGATGAATGTCAACAGCTTTATTACCGCATACTTCACAGCCAATAAAATCTTCGAGTCCATAACCAAAATATTTCATGTAAATTTTAGTGTGCTGCTTCATTTCGTACCATCTTGTAAAGGTTCATGCACTTCAGGCTCTATTCTCCTGTAATGCTCTGACCATAAAATTTTAGTTAAAGTTATTGATTTTTCTACAACCTCTTGCTCTGTTGCTTCCGGAAATAATATGTGAAAAACCTCATGGATGACAATTTCTAAATGCTTACGGGATTTGATCGAAGGATCAATTTCGATCAGACCATCAGAATGAGCAATACCCCAAGCTTTTTCTTTTCCAAGCTTACGGTATTTAATCCTGATCTTTGGCTTTCCTTTTCTAAGCAGCAATGTCATCTTTCATTTCCATTAAATCGGGTCTTTCTAAATCTGACAAATCTATTTTATGATTACCTCGCACCTTTGCCAATGCCCTCCTGTATATTTCCTCTTTTCTGTATAACTCCTGCATTTTTTTAATCAAATACACTTCCTGTTCTTCGATGCTCATTTTATTTATTTTTTTAGGTAACATATTATTTGTCGGTTTTAGAATGAAATTTATGACAGGTATTGCATTGATATTGAATCTTTTTAACCCCCGATGCTGTTGTTCTTCTCATACTTACAACAATTTCATCTGATCCACATTCAGGACAACTTCCCCTATCTTGCCCAAACAAAACCCCATAATGACTCTTTGGCTCAATGTGATTGTTCAGGTGTTTGAATACTTTTTCAAGTAACACAACATCCATTTTACAATACTTAATCATTTTCTCCATTGCCTGTTTATCGTTCTCTAAAAGTATTGACTTCCACAAATCGAACTCAGTCTTTATCTTTTGCCCGATACCTAAATACTTAGCAATGTAGTTAAGCCTGTTTGAATTGAACCTGAACTTGGACCTTGCAACCTTTAATGTATCGATAGTTGTATATTTTGGGAACATATCAATACCATGATACAGGCATCTTGTTCTGATCCATGCCAAATCAAACTTATCGCCATTATGCCCTACCAATTCAGTTGCCTGATTAGTTACCTCAATGAACTGCTGAAGCATTTTCTTGTCGCATTGTTTTTTGTCCCAATGCAAAGAATAAACTTCCTTTTCTTCCTCCCACTTGTAACAAATACAAATGATCGCTCTTTCTTTTATGATGTTAGAGTAATCAATGTTTTGTTTATAACCTGCTGACCAAAACAATCCGATGTTTGGACTTGTTTCGATATCAAAAAATAATCGCCTACGTTTTGTCGGCATAAGCTATGTATTTTGTTTTGCCATTTTCTTTTATGGCTCTCAATACCTGCTTCCGCTGCTGACCATTTGCTTTGAAAGATACATGAACCCAATCAGGTTCAGTATTATTCCCAAATTCGTAAATCAACTGATCGAAATTAAGCTTTTCTTTTATAAAATTAAAAATTTCTTTATTTGTAATTTTTGTGCCTTCCATATCAATGTCAATCGCTTCGCCTGTACTGTGCTGTGAATTAGTTGCACCACCGATAGCTGCATTCAATGATTGACTTCTATATCCTGAACTTATACGTATAGGCTGTCTGAAATTTGCACGTATAGGTTCGAAAACATTTTCAGCTAACTTTTTAAGGTTAGCAATATGCTGTTCAGTTGGCATATTTGAAATGCCCCTTCTCTTGGCTGATTCTGATCTGATGACCTCAGCCAATTCCAAGTGTTCAGATAGTTTCATTTTTTAAATATTTTTTCCGCTGTTGTCAGTCCTAAATATCCTGCACCAATGAACGCAATCGAAGTAACCAAAACATCCCCACCTCTGTGAAACAATTCAGCACAAAGACTGACTGTGCAGACAAATCCGCACAATCGCTTCATGCTCAATCTGTTATTATCTTCGGTAAAGAATTCTCTCATTTCTTTTTCTCGCTTCTAATTTTGTAAACGTTATAAACGATAGTTGTTATACCCACACCAATAGTCACTATGTTGCCCATCTCAGATAAAGTAACATTTGCAAATATGTTTGTCAGGATTGTGGCAAAGCACATTCCAATACTATTTTTGTCCATCTTTTATTTCTTGTAATTTTTTTTGTGCCCATTCGATTCCTGCCTGACCGCCCCAAGCATCAACAGCTAAACCTCCGCAACCTTTTGTATAAGGCACATCCTTATACTGCAAATGCCTTGCAAAGGCTGCCATTCTCGCTATCGTGTCCCTCGTGATATTTTCTTTGCGTGACAATTGGTAAGCTCTGGCTTTGCCTGTTTGAGTGAGGCAAGAACCCCAACCATTTTTTTCTGCCCAAGCAACCGCTCTTTTTGCTGCGTTTACCGCTGATTGTGGATAGTCATTGTAACTGTCTGCCATTGCAACCCGA